GACAGATATGTTTGGGTGCCGGGCAATGGACACACCGCAGGTATTATGGCTAGAGCCGACCTTCTTAGAGACCCTTGGTGGTCACCAGCAGGTTTCTCTAGAGGTCAATACATGGGTATTACAAAACTTGCATTTAATCCCGGCCAAGCATCTAGAGATGATCTTTATAGTGCAAGAATCAATCCGATAGTCACATTCGCAGGACAAGGAACATTACTATACGGTGATAAAACAGCACAGACAACACCATCTGCATTCGACAGAATCAATGTTAGAAGGTTGTTCATCGTATTAGAGAAAGCAATAGCAACTGCTGCTAAAGCACAACTCTTTGAATTCAATGATGCATTCACAAGAGCTCAGTTTAGAGCAATGGTAGAACCTTTCTTAAGGGATGTTAAGAATAGAAGAGGGGTAGTAGATTTCTCAGTATTATGTGATGAAACAAACAACACTGATACTGTGATTGATAGAAATGAATTTGTATGTTCGATTTTTGTCAAACCTGCTAGAAGTATTAACTTTATAACATTGAACTTCGTGGCTGCAAGGTCAGGAGTAGAGTTCAGTGAAATTTACGGAGCAGTGTAAGGAGAATTAAATGGCAACTATAGACGAATTTAAAGCACAACTGATCGATGGAGGCCCTCGAGCCAACCGATTTAAAGTCTTCTTACCAAGAGCAGGGAATAATATAGAATTCCTTTGTAAAGGAGCAAGTATTCCTTCTGCAGTCATAGGGGAAGTTCCAGTCAACTTTAGAGGTTCAATCCTTAAGTTAGCTGGAGACAGAACATTTGAGAACTGGTCAGTGACCATTATCAATGACGCAGACTTCTCAGCAAGAGCTGGATTAGAAGCTTGGCAGACTGATATCCAAGCAATGGATAGTGGGACAGGTATGTCAACAACTGATTACTTACTCTCAAGAGCCTTTGTGGAACAATTAGGTAAAGACGACTCGACTCTAGCGAGATACGAGTTCTTTAACATGTTCCCACTGAATATCGGAAATATCGAATTAAGCTACGAAACAGTAGATGCATTAGAAGAATTCACAGTGGAGTTTTCATACTCTCACTGGGAAAGAACAGTTTAAAAAGTGAATTATACTCCGCTGGGAGTATATAAATAACAGTATGGATATATTCGGGTTCGAAATATCTCGGAAAAAAGCCGAGTTAAGGAATACAGAGGTAACGAAAGCAGTTTCGTTCGTTCCTCCAGTTGATGATGACGGAACCCCAGTCATTCAACAACAGACAGGTTTCGTAGGTGGCGGAGCATATGGTGCTTACGTCGATATGGAAGGTGGTATCAAGAATGAGGCAGAACTCATTCGAAGATACCGAGAAGTGTCTTTGGTGCCAGAATGTGATTCGGCAATAGAAGACATTATAAATGAGTGTATCACTTCGGATAGTGCAGATAGAATAGTGACACTCGATCTCAGAGATGTTAAGCTCTCTGAAAGTATCAAGAACAAGATACAAGACGAGTTTAGTCACATCTTATCTCTAATGAAGTTCAATCAGAACTCTCATGAAATATTTAGAAAGTGGTATGTTGATGGAAGGATTTACTTCCACAAGGTCGTTGATAGCAAACGCCCTAAGTTGGGGTTAATAGACCTCAGAGCGGTCGACCCACTTAAAATAAAGAAGGTTAGGAACGTTGAAAAGGATCGGGACAACAAGACTGGAGTAGAAAGGGTTGTCAAAGTAGAAGAATTCTACGTTTTTAACGATAAAGGTTTTGATAAGAGTGGTGCCTCGGATGGTGCCACTGTTAAGATTGCACCTGAAGCAGTAACATATACTACCTCAGGACTACTTGACTACACTAAAAATGTTGTAATCGGGTATTTGCACAAGGCATTGAAGACTGCAAATCAGTTATCAATGATGGAAGATGCCCTTGTTATCTATAGGATATCAAGAGCTCCCGAAAGAAGGATTTTCTACATTGACGTAGGAAACCTTCCAAAGGCAAAGGCAGAACAGTATCTTGCCGATGTTATGCACAAGTATAAGAATAAGCTTGTATATAACGCGGATACTGGTGAGATCAAAGATGATCGTAAACATATGTCAATGCTTGAGGATTTTTGGTTGCCGAGGCGAGAAGGTGGACGAGGAACAGAGATCACCACACTGCCGGGCGGGATGAATCTTGGAGACATAGACGATATAGAATACTTTAAAAAGAAACTATATCAGTCATTAAGTGTGCCTTCAAGTAGAATGGAAGCAGACAATGGATTTAACATGGGTCGGGCTTCTGAGATAAACAGGGATGAACTTAAATTTAATAAGTTCACCAACAGACTTCAAAAGAAGTTTGCACGAGTGTTTACTGATATCTTAAGGACTCAGTTAATACTTAAGGAAATCGTAACGGGCGATGAATTTGACAATGGTTTCAAAGACAACGTGCTTTTCGATTTTGCTACCGACAACCACTTTACGGAGTTGAAGGAAGCAGAGATTTTGAGAGAGAGATTAGATACTCTTTCACAGGTATCGGATTATATCGGTAAATACTTCTCACATGAATATATTAGGAAGTATGTTTTAAGACAAACAGAGGAAGATATAAAAAGTATTGATGCCCAAATTAAGGACGAAGGTGCCGATGAAGAGGGCGGAGAAGATGATGAAAATGGATTCGGAGGATTTTAATGAGTGAAATAGGAAGAAAGATAGTAGATGAAATAGAAGCTGGACAGCTTGAGAAAGCTAAGGAAACTATTCATCAAGGTATCAAAGAAAAAGCTGCGGAAGTAGTTGATATGAAGAGGGTTGAGGCTTCTGTGGATTGGTTGAATAAAGAATCACCACAGGAAAAAGAAGGCGAAGCCTAATGAAATCCTTTGCTGATGTCTCACGTGACTTATATGAGGCGAAATTTAAATTGCCTAGTGGTCACAAAGAGGTTAAGAGAGATTCAGTAAAGGCGGGTGGTAAGAAGGTAGACATAGTCTACAGTGAATACCGAGGAAAGGTTCATGTTTTTTTGAATGGTGATAGCTTAGGAGAACCATGGAAGAACATGAAAACTGCAGAAAAAGAAATGAAAGACGTGAAAAAGGTTATGCAACAAATGTCTGAGGAAGATAACTTAGATTTAGAGGAAATAGCAAATGAAATTAATTTCAGAATTTAACGATTACGGTGTAGAACCTGTAATAGTAGAAGCCAACGAGAAAGGTAAAAAAGAATATTTTATCGAAGGCATTTTCATGCAAGCGGAAATAAAGAACCGCAACGGACGTATTTACCCTAAAGAGATCATGCAGAAAGAGGTAAAGCGGTATCAAAAAGAATTTATAGATAAAGATCGTGCATTCGGAGAGTTAGGACATCCCGAAGGGCCGACGATTAATCTAGACAAAGTGTCTCATATGATCACCACATTAAAGGAAGATGGTGATAATTATGTGGGGCGAGCAAAGATTTTAAGCACACCAAACGGCGAAATTGTTAAAAATTTAATCGATGACGGTGCTAAGTTAGGAGTTTCTTCAAGAGGATTAGGTTCCTTAGAACAGAAAGGAGACTCTCAACTTGTAAAGGATGACTTTCAGTTAGCAACCGCTGCTGATATAGTTGCAGACCCTTCTGCTCCCGAAGCCTTTGTAGAAGGCATTTATGAGGGTGTAGAGTGGTTATATACAAATGGCGTGTTAAAAGCACATAATGTAGACCAAATGCAACGTGAATTGAAGAGCGTGAAACTCAATAAACTGGAAGAACATAAATTAAATCTATGGAAAAGGTTTGTTGGGAACCTATAACATATAAATAAAACAGTAAATGAAAAATAACTCAAACAGGAGAAAAGCATGGCAGAGTTAAAAGATAACCTAGAAACCACCGAGGAAGCGGTAGTTGATTCTGATACTGAAACAGTAGAAGAAGCATCTAAGGGCCCTGAGAAAGGTGCGGAGAAAGGTGACAAATCTGCAATAAAGCAAGGTTCGTCTGACGAAGAGAAAATCGAGTCAGGAAAAGGCGACGTCGTTAAACCTGAGGAAAATCCTGTTGACAAAGCTGTTGCATCAGTAAACAAAGCAGCATCGGATGTCCCTTCTAATGAAGGTAATCCAGCTAAGAAAAATGCACCAGCGCCTGAAAAAGGAGACAAGCTTAAAGAAGGCGAAGACTCCGAAGAAGATGCGACCGTATCAAAAATGGAAAACATCAAGGCTGTAGTCAACAAATTGAAAGAAATGTCTAAAGAAGACGTTCAATCAATTTTTAAAGGTTTGAACGAAGACGAATTTGACGAGTCCTTGACGAAAGCAGAAGTCGCAAGAAAGATAGTAGAAGCCCTTAAAACAATGGACGAAAAAGCAGTTGCTAAGTTCGTAGATACCATTAAAGAAGAAGTCAAAGAAGAGGAGTCTACAGAAGACGAAACTCCTGTTGACGAGGAAACTTCTGCTGAAGTAGAACAAGAGCTAATTGAGATCGAAGTAGATGACGACCTAGAGAAAATCTCAGAAGCACTCGAATTATCCGACGAGAATACTGAAAAAGCAAAAACAATTTTTAAGGCTGCAGTGACTTCTAAAGTCTCTGAGATTAAAACACAGCTTGATGAACAGTATTCCGAAGAACTTAAAACCTCAGTTGAGACTGTTAAAACCGACCTTACGGAAGGTGTTGACAAATACTTGACTTATTGTGCTGAAGAGTGGACGAAAGAAAACGAACTCGCAATAGAGAGAGGTTTGAGATCAGAAATGACCGAAAACTTCATCGATGGACTGAAAACATTGTTCGTAGAACATTATGTTGAAGTTCCCGAGGACAAGTATAACGTCATTGATGAACTCGCAAATCGTCTCGACGAGATGGAACAGAAGCTTGACGGCGAAGTCCAAAAAAATATGGACGTTACCGAAGAGTTGGATTCACTCAAGAGAGGCAACGTGATTAGAGAAGCCTGTGAAGACTTATCCGAATCACAAAAAGAGAAGATGGAATCACTAGCAGCTGGAGTAGACTTTACAGATAACGAAGATTTTGCTGACAAAATCGGCGAAGTTAAAGAAGCATACTTTAGTGTTGGTAGTGATGAAGTCGCGACAGATACCCAAGTAGAGGAAGGAAGCGGAACTTTTGAAGATGATAAATCTCCAGTTCTTGATCCTACCATTGCTAGGTATTCTGAAGCAATTAGTAAACTAAACCCATTATAATTTAGAGGAAACACCTTATGTTTTTATCAGAAAACTTACAGGAAAAGTGGGAGCCGATTCTAGAGCACTCCGATCTACCTAAGATCGAAGACAGCTACAAGCGCGCGGTCACAGCAGTTATCCTAGAAAACCAAGAGAAAGCACTCAACGAAGATCGCTCTACCTTGGAAGAAGCTGCACCTTTAAATGCTACTGGAAGTTCTGCAATAGCTAACTGGGATCCAATTTTGATCTCATTAGTTCGTAGAGCTATGCCAAATCTCGTTGCATACGACATTTGCGGTGTTCAACCGATGACAGGCCCAACTGGACTTATCTTTGCTATGAAAGCAAGATATAACGATTATCCATCAGTAGGAAGAGAATCTAAATCAGAAGCTCTTTTCAACGAAGCAAGGACTGGTTTCTCCAGTGCTGCTCAAGGAACTGCGGATGGTCTTGGTTCAGACGATATTAGTGATCCTTTTGATACAAGTTCACCATCCTATGCGGATACAACTGGTAGTGGTATGACCACTGCAGCTGCTGAAGCATTAGGTGATGTTGAAGCATCAAATGGTTTCGCACAAATGGCTTTCACAATAGAGAAAGCTACTGTCACAGCAAAGTCCAGAGCACTTAAAGCTGAATATACTTTAGAACTTGCACAAGACCTCAAAGCAATCCACGGTCTTGACGCAGAATCTGAATTAGCAAATATTCTTTCATCTGAAATATTAGCAGAAATCAACCGTGAAGTTATCAGAAATGTTAACATTCAAGCTAAGGTTGGTGCTGCTGCTACATCCACTGCTGGAACATTCAACTTAGATGTTGATGCCAACGGTAGATGGTCAGTTGAAAAATTCAAGGGTTTGTTGTTCCAAATCGAAAGAGAAAGCAACACAATCGCAAAAGAAACACGTAGAGGAAAAGGGAATTTCATTCTTTGCTCTTCTGATGTAGCTTCTGCATTGTCAATGGCGGGTGTATTAGATTACGCTCCTGCTCTTTCTACTAACTTAAACGTTGATGACACAGGCAATACATTTGCTGGTGTTCTTAACGGACGAGTTAAAGTCTATGTTGACCCATATGCTGGTGTTGACTACATGACTGTTGGATACAGAGGAAGTAATCCATATGACGCGGGTCTTTTCTACTGCCCATACGTTCCATTGCAAATGGTTCGTGCGGTTGGTGAAAACACTTTCCAACCTAAGATCGGTTTCAAAACCCGATACGGAATGGTTTCAAATCCATTCGTTGGAAGCTCACCGTCTGACGGCCTTGCTACCGCTGCAACAAATCAATACTACAGGAAAATGGTTGTTAGCAACATTCTGTAATATAATTTGATTCAAGTTCAAAGCTAAAAGAGGGTCTTTCGAGACCCTCTTTTTTTTGTTATAAATATAGTTAGGGAAGTCGTAGACAACCCACACACATACACACACAGGAGGATATCATGGCTACAGGCAAATCAGGGTTCGAAATCAGAGCCGACTTACTGAATCAAGCACAATCACTCATTGAATCGAACATTCAAAGAGAGTATGACGCTGTCTACTTGCATAACGATAACCATCCCGACAATAAAAAAGGATTTCCCGAAAGGCAAGTTCTTGTTGGTGATGTTATTCAAGTTGCAAAACAATTCAATGAATTTGTGAAAGAACAAGAATAAATTCAGGCGGGGGGTGGAAGCCCCCCGTTTTAGTTAGAATCGCTCTCCTTGTTCGCCCGTTCTAACCGATGATACAACTTCTGAAATCATTTCATATGGAACAGTGTAATTTACCATTTTCCCAACCTCGTTGCCTCGTTGACAAACGGCTTTTTTGGGGTTTAATTTTTTAACATACATTTCAACGTATCCTTGAGGAGCTCCCATTTGAACCTTAACGATATCACCACAATTAATTTTGGTTCTTTTATTAAGGCTAATGGCTTTACGTTTTTCTTGCATGATGTAATTGAACTCATGACAGAATTCGTTCAACATGTCCATATCATCTTGAGATTTGAGAAATTCGACAACGTCAACAATGTTCATTACGCAGCCTCTCCTACTTCAACAATGAAATCTCGGCAGAGATCATCAAAGTCAACGAACTCTTCCCACATTTCTGCTTGTTCAGGCCCGTCGAGTTGGATAAGACCTTTGAGTTGCCATACCTCTCGAACCATGTTGGCTTGAAATTGGGCATCGTCCTCATCACGAGCCACAATCCAAGTCGTGATAGAACGTCCATTGTCCCATCGTCGGAGCCACACTGTAAAGGTGAATTCACCTGCTTCCATTTCATTTCTCGTTTCTTTTTTCATCATAGCTATTATAGGCTATCGCAAGGGCCAAAGTCAAGGTTTTTTTAGACTGATTAGCAATATAAATAGATATATGATATACAGGAATGATTGATGCCAATATGGGGTGCTTCACGAAAAAAAGAATGGGCAAGCAAAAAATGCACGTCTCAGGGAGCTGGTGGGCGTGGACGAAGAGTCAAAATCAGCACTTCTACTATGAATAAAGACAAAAAGCGGTCACATAAAGCATACAGGGGACAAGGTAGATAGTGTCAAATTTAGAATCATTTATATCTAGGATGTGGTTAGATCATTGTGATGAAACAATGGATCACCTAGCAACAACTTATACATTAGAAGAATACAAAACTAAATACCACGATTGGTTAAAGAAACAATACGTGTTAAAGCACGGAGTAGTGTAAATGGCAATTAACAAATCCATACTCAATAGAAACAATTTCAGACTTCTTATTGATAAAGTTCCGACTGTAGAATACTTTATCAAGACTGTAAATATTCCCGGCCTGACATTTTCCGAAGCAGTTCAGCCGGCTGGCCTTGGTCTAGATGCATATTTTCCCGGCGACAAAGTAGTATTCGAATCTTTGAATGTAACCTTCTTGGTAGATGAAGACCTTGCAAACTTTAAAGAGATATATGATTGGATGAATGCAATCATTCCCATTAGCAAGTCTTCTGATTTTAAGTCATTCACTGGGTCAACTACTACAACTACCGGCGTTAGCAGCGGTGCTACAGGCCTCCTACAGCAATATTCCGACATTACCTTGATCACTAATACCAATAAGAACATCCCAAATCGTTATTTTAGGTTCCATGATGCATTCCCTATATCCCTTAGTGGACTAGAATTAGAGAGTGGTGCAGACGGAGAGCCTGCTGTAGCAACGGTTGAATTCAGATTTACCTACTACGACATCGAAATTACTTCCTAAAACCATCTATATAAATACCAGTATTAGTGGTATAATTAAAGTATGAAATTAGATGACCTCAAAGAAGAATGGAAGAAGGATTGTGAGATTGACGATATCGAACTAGATAAATCGTCTTTAGAAATCCCAAAACTACACGCAAAATACTCAGAGCTTCTTACTGACTCTATTATCCAGCAGAAGAATCTATCCTACAGATACAATACTTTATTGAAAGATAAGTGGTTGTGGTTTAATGGTAAGATGGATGAAGAAACAATTAAAGAAAAAGGGTGGAAAGATGATCCATTCGATGGGTTAAAAATCCTTAAAAATGACATGCAGATTTTCTTTAACGCTGACCCTGAGTTACAGCAAGCTAATGCACAACAGGAATATATGAACATCACTGTGAACTTTCTAAAAGACTGTCTGACCAATATTACTTGGCGTCATCAAACAATCAAGAATACGATTGACTGGCGTAAATTCATGGCGGGACAATGAGTAAAGAAGACCCATTTCCTTGGGATGATCCAGCATTAATTTATATTGGTGCTGTTGTAGGTGTGGCATTTATTTTTATGTTTGCTAAAGAAATTTTTGGATTTTTTGGTGTATAATGCTTTACAATAGTTACATGTATTTAATTCCAAAGTATTTCAATGAACATGAAATAGGTCAGATAGAAGCTCTTGCGGGTAAAAAAAATATACAGACCAGCAAGATCGGCCCAAGTGTGACTGATCCCGATGCAGAAACCCAAACTGGAAATACTGACGAAAGAATTAGACAAGCGACTAACGCATGGATAGAACCAAACGAACTTCCACAGAATATTCATGATAAGTTATGGGCTGGAACTATGGAAGCCAAACAATCATGTGGTTGGAATTACAATATTGAATACATGGAGCCCGGCCAGTATACCATATACGAAGAAAGTCTAGATAAATTTACTGGAGATTTCTACACATGGCACACTGATGCTACTCCTAATCTTTATGATAACGGTATGCAAAGAAAGATCAGCACATGTGTTCAGTTATCTGATCCCGATGATTATGAAGGTGGATGGTTTGAGTGGATAGAATCCGAACCTGTTTTTAATAGAATTAAGCTCAGTGACGGTTATTTAAAGATCGATGATTTTATACACACCATTCCATTCTCCGCTAAAGAAAAAGGAAGCCTAATGGTTTTCCCATCGTGGGTGCATCACCAAGTAACACCTATAATTTGGGGGACACGTAAATCCTTCATCACTTGGTTTTGTGGCTACCCTCTTGTCTGATAATGAAAATCATAGTTTCGAAAGTTGACGATGTCTTCATGCATGTCGAATGTGATGATGGCTTGGCCAAAGACTTGCATGAGTTCTTTTCCTTTGCAGTTCCAAATGCAAAGTTCATGCCATCCTATAAAAATAAGTTTTGGGATGGTAAGGTTTATCTATTTTCAATAAAAACCCATAGAGTTTATATTGGGTTACTTCCTTATGTCGATGAGTTCTGTAGAGAGCGTGGATACGATATTGAGGGGATACAGGATGTTATTGGAGAAAGGAATGAACTTAAAGATTTAGAAGAGTTTGCAAAGTCTCTTAAACTACCATTTGCACCAAGAGATTACCAACTAGAAGCGTTTTTAGATGCAATTAAGTATGGTAGACAACTACTGGTGTCACCAACTGCCAGTGGTAAATCTCTTATCATCTATATGTTGGCAAGATACTAC